CGATTTTAAGAATTCAATATGCTTATCTCTGAGATGTAATCCTGGACTTTCTAAATATGCCTTTTTAGTTGCTGCTCCGCCATGATACATCCACGAATCGTATTCCAATGAATCTGTAGCTACTTCTAAAAATTTAGCTGCCCATTCGTCATGATTACCTCGAAGATAAATTAGATTTTTAATTGAAAGCAGTAACTCAATTGCTTGCGGAACTTCAGGCCAGCCATCTGCTACATCACCAACTGATATCAGCGTGTCATTAACGAAGTCAAATCCAGCTCTTTCTAATACTTGATCTAACGCTTTTGCGGCACCATGGATATCTCCTATTACAAATGTTCTTGCCATAATATATTATAAGAAAAATTATTCACGAATCCTATTCTCTTTAGGACAATGTTCAAAGTCTGTTTTAAATGGACACCACTTGCAATGTTTAGCACCTTTACCAGCAAGAGCTAAATATTCTCGGTCTTCATTTTTGTTACCCTTATCATCAAAACATTCAGCGACAAATTTATCTACCATTTGCTGAACTTTTTTCTGAGTAACTTTTCCTGATGAAGGTCGTATAATTTGAACACGTTTCTGCGGGAACATTGAATCTTCTTGTAACTTTCTTTTTACTATCATGAATTCAACATCAATACTGTCAACAGGAACTCCAAATTGCTCTGCATAATAATTCTTATATATAATAAGCTGAGCAGCTTTTAGTTTGTCTGCTTTTTGCCATTTATTCCATCCGTTTCGGCTCGTTTTAATATCAATTATTTTGATTCGATTTTCATGTGTATCTCGAATTACAATATCCAAGAAACCATACATGAATACAGATGGATTATTTTGCGTTGCTTGTTCGCATATAGAAATTTCAATTCCTACCAGTTCATGATATTTAGTAGAAAAATATTGAGCTCTGCGTTTAACTACCCAATTGATAATAGCAATACCGTCTAGAAGATATTCTTCTAATTCTGCGGGTGTTGAAAAATGCTCTCCTCCATTAGAAGCTACGCCTTTCATGTATTCGTTACGCAGATTAGTTTTAAGCATTTCTGGTAAATCTAAACGATTCGATGCCTTAACTGAATCAGTAAATAATACTATTAGATACTCTTGCAATGTCTCATGCATAGCCGTTCCAAACACTGTTTCGATACTATAGTTAAATGGAGATAATTTATCAATATATGCTAGCTTCCAATGACGTGGACATTTTTCATATATTGATAATTGTGAAAACGATATCTTCCTGGGGACTGAATCTGGGTCTCGCTGAGATAGTTTGTATATTGGATTAATATATCCTTCTTTCATAACTTATTTATTTTATCGTGTAATTACTTGTGGTTAGTGATACTAATACTACTGTAACTAATTGTTTTATGATAATTTATGTTTTTGTTTTAATATGCTATATGTTTTGCGAAGCAATAATGCATTGTAAACACATAATGTAGTTATTGCAATCATTTCCGAAACTAACATGCTCCACGGTAATGCTAACAATGAACTTAAGTAAACCCATTTAATCCATTTAAAATGATTACTCATAAACAATGGCCACAATGTTACTACAAAAAATATAATAGCTAATGCGTTATGTAATGGACCATACATATCAACCGAAAATGCAGTTAATAACAACAAAAATATGGCCGGGATTCTCCATTGTGTCATTGAAAATAAATAGTAAGATGTCGTTGCATTTGCTATGATAAAAATAGGTTGCATTTCAGTTTTCCAATATGTTGAAAGTGAAGGCATATATCCATAGCCCATCAAACAAATGATTGGAGTTAAAAATGCTAATGCTATCACTGCAGCACGAACTTGGAATTCTTTCTTACTTAGCATTACACTTTGTCTCTTTTAAAAATTCATCAACTGATCTACCACATTCGCATTTTTCAATTACTGGGTCAAATTTGCAGTCAGGCCTGGTGGTTAACTTGTTTTGTAAAAATATAAATCTTGCTACATCAATTATACCAGTATCTTGGTGTGCATGTACTGTACTTTGTATTCGAATAACAGGCTTTGGCTGTATTGACTTTTTACAAAGCATACCTAACCGTCTCATTAATAAAAAAATGCGTGTTTGGAGATTTCTTTTCCTATTCATATATAAATATATTAACTACATAATATTATAAGAAAAAAACAGGAAAAATACAAGAAAAATGTATGAAAAGTAGAAAGCGGAAGCCGCAGCTTCCACTCAAATAAAATAAGCCTGAGACTACAGCTTTTGTGATGAAACTTTTGTCAGGATTATTTGTTCCCTGCGTGTCCACTTCCTTTTGAGAAGTACTTCATCAGTGCCGGTTATTTAAGTGAACCACTCTTAAGGTCGCTTTTATTAGGCTACTCTCATCTTACTCATTCTGTTCAACCCTGCCGAGCTGATAAATCCCTGTCAAAGGATTCCAGACTTTTCAAACGAATCATTTTCGACTTGCGGTCGTCAATGGCATCCGACATCCGGATACTAGGTAGGCACCTTTCGCCTGCAACCGGTAAGCGCTTTTGCTTTAGTTTAGTTTGTTTAAAAATCTTGGAAGGATTTCAAGCATCCCTAAGCTGTCGCGGTTGTGGATCATAGAAGCAGCGGCTTACCACAAGCTGTCTCACCTTTTGAGCGAAACAATACTAAACTGCTCCTTGAAGCATCCCTGCCTCCATATTTTTAGATTACTTCGAGATCTTGATCTTGGTAGATCAACATCAAGGTAACAAACAGCACCACCTGTACATTTACTTGCCTTTCGGCGTTAAGCATCCTATGATATTGAAATACGCAATCATATACATGGATGTGTATAATCTTTGCTATATTTCTACGAGTTATTCTTATTGGTGTTCCCACCTCAATCTGACAACCCACATTGCCAAATCATTAAACCACGTTCTCTACAGTGTCACCCTCGATAATAAAGGTTTAACGATATCTCGCTTGCTTACTCGAGCTCCTTTCGAAGCCGCAATCTGACTCACCGTTTTTCAACATCAGATCACTTTATCCTGATTTCTCAGTTTATTTAACGACCATAAGCGGCCGATTATCATTTACCTTGCAATTTGGGCCGAAGCTTACTTTTGCTTGGATGGATAATAATATGTCAAAGAACTTATTTCTTTTTTATTTCTAATTATAATATATATAATCTAAATCTTTTTTCCAACCTTTTTCAAAAAAAAAATAAACAGGCAAAGTTATTTTTAATCTTTGAGGAGTTGTTTTTCTTGCTTTGCAGCAAGTTTGTCTATACGAGAATCAATTGTTCTATACACATCTGAGAATGTACGATCTGCTTCTCGCTCTATGTGATCAATTCGATCGTGCACATCCTTGTTAAGGGATTCTATTCGCTGATCAATATCACGCATATTGTTATTGATTTGGTTTTGTATGGTCTTGTTGACCATTGTTATGTCTCGATGGGTACTTCCAAATTGTTGCTCGACATCACGCAACATTGAATTCAACTTCGCCACCTTGAACATTGCCCATACAGCTCCTACAGCAACAGCTGCAACAACCACAAAAGCAATACCTAAAGTAAAATAAAGTGTTTCCATTTTGTTTTCCTTGTGTTAATTTGCCTGTTTATTTTTAACATAGTTTCATATATCCAAATATTAATTTGATAAAGGTGCTTTAATTGGTGGGTGTGATTGATAGTTATCTAAAGTGATATCAGATGGTTTATAACACTCCCAATCATCCTTCATACATAAGTAATTAGGTAACTCGTTTAGTTTAGGTAACTTCATCGGCTCTCTTGTCATCTGTTCCGTTGCCTGTTCAATATGATTCTTATACAAATGTGTATCACCCAAGTTACCAATCAATTCATCAGGAACCATATTAACTTCTTTTGCAATTATTTCAAGTAGTAAACCATAAGATGCTATATTGAATGGTAAACCTAAGAATGTATCTACACTACGCTGATTCCACATTAGAGAGATTGCTCGTCTTGGTATAGTATTATCCATATCAACAGTTTCTCTAATTATATTTTGACCTATACCACCAACATCTTCGTAACCAGCTAATTTCATTCTTTCTTTTTCACTCAACTCTCTTGTATAAACTTGAAATCCATAGTGACAAGGTGGAAGTGTCATTTGGTCTAACTCACCTACATTCCAAGCATTAACCATTAATCGTCTTGAGTCTGGGGTTGTTTTAAGGTTGTTGATTAGGCTTGAGATTTGGTCTATTGATTCAGATGATTTATACCACTCATTGTGTTCTACACTTTCATCTAGAAAATTATCCCAACTTCTCCATTGCTTACCATACACAGGACCTAATTCACCCCACTTCTTAGCAAACTCATCATCTGTTTTGATTATAGCAATGAATTCTTCTTTTGATAGTTTTTTAGTCATTGATTTACCATCTACTCTTTGAACAAGTGCAGTTTTACCAGGTGCATTTCCCTTTTCAAATTCTTTACAATAATTCTTATACGCATCACCATCCCAAATATGACAATCATTATCAACAAGGTATTTGATATTTGTATCACCACGCAAGAACCATAACAATTCTGTTACAATTCCTTTCCAATACATTTTCTTTGTTGTGAGTAGAGGAAATCCTTTTGACATATCGTGTCTGATTTGTCTACCAAATACAGAGATTGTACCTGTACCTGTTCGGTCTTGTTTTTCTACTCCATTGTCTAGAATGTCTTTGAGTAGTTTTAGGTATTGTTTTTCTATGTTTTTACTCATCTTTGTTTTGGTTTTTCAAATTCATCATACCCACACATTTCTCTATCTTCGATAATATCCCCTATTTTATATTCCCTCCACCAAGATTTAGTTGTGGTATCTTCTAATTTAATTTTACCCACAAATATACCTCTATCATCATATACATGCTCAACATATAAACACTTTGTACCCTCAATAAACCATGTATCCTTTTTGGCGATATAGTATTGTCCTTCTATAAATTCTTCTTTACTCATCTTTGTTTTGGTTTAATTTTTTTTCCATCCACAATCACAATGGTTGACAATACCTAACATATCGTCTCTTTCCCATCCAAGTTCCTTTAACACTTTCATTTGGGTTTCTTTATCTCTATCTACACCAAATAGGTCTTGACACCCATTGTATTTTCTACTCCAACAGTTGGGTTTGTGTGACGCTTTAATATCTTCCCATTTTTTTAATTTAGTTTCATACATGATAAATCCTGGAAGGTGACCTATTACCCACCATTCTTTACACCCATTGTATTCATCATCCCAATTATTCATCACCATTAAATCCATCTTATAGTAATTCTCATCATCTCTAGATAAGTTTTTATTAATATCGACAGAGACTGCGTAGGAATGGAATTTTGGATTTTCTGAAAACTTTTTTACAAAGGGTATTTCCAAAACCTGTTCAAAGTTATCCACCTCATATTCACTATCTTCAAACCCCGAAAAATAATTTGGTCTTCTTTCTATGAATTTCTTTTTACTCATCTTTCTTTTAGTTTTTCAATATATTTTTATTATACATGGAAATCATTTTCATCACCCCCATAAATAAAAGCTAATATCAATAATAATATGACAACAGCAACTCCAACAACAACTCCTCCTATAAAACACCACATAATAACTTTATTTCTTCTTTACTCATCTTTGTTGGTGGTATTTTTTATTCAATCGTTTTAAATACACCTTTAACCTATAATCTGGGTTAGTAATGTATTTACATATATGGCTAATTATCTTTTTCATCTTTGTTTTGGCTTAGACTAGTTCTCGATTATATAAATTAACCAATATAATACGAGCCAATTTAAATTCTTTAGCTCTGTTGAGTCGCAGACCATATCGATCTGCGATCATTTGAAGATGTGGTAGCATTTTGCTAACCGGTTGCTTTCCTACATGTAAATCAGTCATGGTTTATTTTTATAATATGAATTTATTTTGATAATTCCAATAAATTATCAGGAACTGTAACAGATTCATAATTTTCCAATTGTTCCGTTAAATAGATGTCTATCAAATCTTTTGACTTTTTTAAGTCTTCTTCAAATGAACCTTTATGTCGACATCTTACAATGCGTTTAATAATATCAAACTCATAACTGTTAAGTTGCCAATCTTCCGCAAACTTATACAGTGAATCTTTACCTCGATAATGTGATTGTGTGTTAACGCTCATTATTTTATCCCCTTTAACATAGTTTTCTTTTCTTTTTCAGAATAACCGTACATTGTCAATATTTCTGCTAGGTGGTCTTTTGTTAATAGTTCAATATAATCCAACGATTCTCGGGTACTCACATTATAATGCTCTGCAATTTGCTCTATTAGATTTTTTGAATATTTATCTTCTTTCTTGCCTTTTACATATTTTGCAAAGCTTTTCTGTGCTGGAAGAAAATCATGATATATTTGGTATACTTCTTTCGGCCTCAATAAACCAATTGTATACTTTTGCAACTCATTTACAAATTCAGTTAAATCTTGCCGCATTGATAACCAACGATTCACAATAAATGGAGAAAATCTTTTTTGATCAGTTTCACTCCATGCAGACCACTCTTTTTTCTGATGCGTAATACCGTTGATAAAATCAAATATCGTTGCTGGTTTCTTTTCTGCCATTATAATTTGTATTTTCTTTTGTATTGTTCTGCAAACTGCGAACCAAATCCTATTTCTAGTATAACTGCCTTTTCTGGAATTCCTGGTAATTTCTTGCTTAACATAGAATCTGCAGTTCGGTTGCGAAATGTCTTCATTTTAGTTCGAGCATTGCTTCGATTACTAGTTTTGAATACTATTGTACAATCTGCTTTATAAATCATTTTTTCTTTGGCTTAACTGGTTGGAAATCTTCTGGGATAGCTCCGCAGTCATCACAACGAAATGTAGGTACCGGTATCATTGTGTCTCGGTCGCCTCCTGTAATAAATCTTGATACTTTATTAATTGCCATTACTTGACGAAAATACATTCCTCCACATTCTTCACATTGAATTGGACGCATATCTTCTGGTTTCACATTGATATTCATTTTATCCATCATTCTCCTTATAATTCATTAATTATTTTGACAAACATTGCCATGATATTAATTTCCTTGTCGACTACACTTGCATCTTGATATTGTGCTTCTGCAATAATCAAAATAACCGGGCCGATATGACCTGTCGCAAATTCATCTAAGTTGTCATACAAGAAAGTATACATTGGAGTAAAGTCCCTTACCTTACTATCCGCAATAATTTGTCGTATTTTAGTAAACGCTCCTTTCTTGTCACTCATATTCTTTAACAATTCTAGTATTTCAGTCATATAATTAGCTTGAACCATACTAGTTTTGTCTAACGTCAATTTACCTTTAACAACATGACTCTGTGCAGAGTTTATTGCTCGACGAATATCAGGATATGATGCATTGATTATATTGGCAATATCCTGAATATCATATTCAACTTCATTTTCTTCTAGAACTTGAACTAAACGCTTAGCGACATCCGTTTTATTTGGTGGTGTAATACCAAATGTCTGACATCTTGACTGAATCGGGTCGATAATCTTCTCTACATAATTACATGTTAAGATGAAACGTGTTGTTTTGCTATATGTTTCCATTAAATTACGAAGAGCTGCTTGAGCATTCGGTGTTAAATAATCAGCCTCATCTAAAATAATGATTTTCCAGCGCTTAAATCCAACTGTTGATGCATATCTTTTAATTTTATCTCGAACTGCATCAACTGAGTTTTCATCTGATGCATTAATATACATTAAATCTGCATCAACTGAATTTGCTATAATTTTTGCAAGGGTCGTTTTACCTGTACCAGCTGGACCATAGAATAATAAATGTGGCACATCTCCATTTTCAATGAAAATTTTAACCTTTTCGATAATATGCTCATTACCTATATAACCATCCAATGTTTCTGGTCTGAATGATTCAACCCATAATGTGTTTTCTTGTACTCCAAACATAATTTTTATTTTTTACCTGTGCTACCAAATCCTTTTTGTCCTCGTTTAGTGTTTTCTAAAAACAGGACCTGATTCCAATGTATTTGTTCTACTCGATTTAATACTAACTGAGCAATTCGATCACCATTATGAATTATAAAAGAATTGTTGCTATGATTGATTAAAATAACTCCAATTTCTCCTCGATAATCAGCATCAATCGTACCCGGTGTATTTAATACAGTTATTCCTTTTTTCAAAGCCAAACCACTTCTAGGTCGGACCTGAATTTCATAACCATCTGGTATTTTTACTGATAACCCGGTTGGTATTAACATACTTTCGCCAGGCGGAATCTCTATAAAATATTCTAAATTAGCTCTAACATCACATCCTGCACTCTGCGGTGTTTCATAGCCCGGAAGTGTATTACTGCTTGTGCTTACTACGTCAACTGTTACCATAATTAATTCTGTAATTGTACTAGCCAATATGTTGATTCAAAATCGCCTCCGGTAAATTCAACTCTTGCAAGTCCTTGAGAAGAAACATGTATTTTACCTTGATCTCCTTTATTTGCATTTAATATTTCTTTGAGTTTTTCTGCAGAAAAGCAAATTGGATCCATATTTGTGATATTAGTAGGACCTACCTCAAATGTAACATTATCTGCATTAATTGTGCTATAATTGATAATAAATACAATATTTCCTCCTTTAACTTGAACTGCAAAGTTTTTAGCATCCGGTAGTGCATTTTTTGCTTTAATAAATTTATTGGTAAACTCATCGTCAATATTAATTGTTACATCGTATTCTGGTTCTTGATTTATTGCTGGTACTGCAGGTATAACCGTTGTATCTGCTAACATGAAAGTCATTTTAGTTTTGCCTTCCTTGATTTCCATTGCATAGTTTTTGCCTTGTGCATCCTTAACTACAATATCCAGATTTTCTCCTACTGCAGATAACATTTTAATTAGTGCTCCGGTATGATTAATACCCAACTCTCCTTGTGCAAATGGTGTAGTATTCCATTTGATTTTACCAACAACTGTCTGATCTGCGTCAATAAGATCACAATTTACACTTGTACCATTGGGTTGTAGTTTAACTGCTTCACAATTACCTCCTAGGTAGTAACGATTGATAAATGATTGTAATTTACTTTTTTCCATAATTATTTAACCTTAAAATTTAAAAAATTCACCAAATTTAGCTTTATCGGTTGTTGAAATACTATCACCGCCGAATTTCTTGTATGTCTTTTTATATGCCGAATACACTTTCATTGCATTGTCAGGATCTGCAAACATATCATGTAACGACAATATTACATTGAATAAATCAGTCGGCACAGCTGTTTCTAACAACTCTACATGACTGTCTGTTAATTTATTAATATCTTTAACGATCTCGCAGTATAAGTGCGTATTATGCACTACCATCCTAGGCATACCCTCCTGCGAATATCTGTCTAATCCAGTTGTTGTCTGCCCTCCTAAATATTCATAGGTAAAGTCTTGACAAGCAGGACAATTTATACCACAGGGTACATGTTTTGTTTTATCAATTTCAATTGACCCGTCTTTACCTTGTTTTACATGAGTCTTTCTGCGATACTCTGCATTTTTAGGGAAATACAATTCAGTAAATGTCTGAGTCTTATAATTACCCGAATGCAAATAAGTTCCAAATACTGGGTATTGACCTGGAGATGATGAATCTGACATTAATTGGATTCGGTTATCCGTTAAATCATTTAGTAATTTCTGCAGAGTACCTAATATAAAGAAATCTGATATTTTACTAATACCCAATAAGTGAACATATTGAACATGTTTCTTTTCAAATTCTCGTTCTTGTAACATCAATGCAATAACATACATGAAATCTACCAGCTTCTTTGGACCGCCAATACACCAACCATTAAAGTCGAAGTTTTTGAACTTGTGATACCAAGTAGAATATTCTTCATTATACGTTCCTTGTATAACATTTAAAAATTTAGTTTTACCACTTTGATGTTTTTCAAACCATTTGAAATTATCAAACGAAATATCCATTGAGTCATTAAAACGATTTTCAAATGTTACGCGAGGTGGAATATCCAAGTTTGCTGCAACATCTGAGTTTGCTTCTAGCCAATGAAATATTTTTTCTCGAATAGTACCATCCCATTTCAATGCACCTGTAGCAATCTGGAATCCTCCTGAATCCCCGAATACAAATGTTTCATCATCTAGTCCTAACTGCTGACGAAAATCCATTTTCTTGTAATGATGTCCTGCAGTAACTAGGAAATAAGGGTGTCTCCATCTCTCCGGATACTCTTTCGAAAAGAAACGCATTGTAGTTCCATCTTCAAATTTAGTATCTTTCTTGAATGCCGAAACCATACTGCCGGCAGAAAGTGATGGAATATATAAAAACTGTTTTTTACTCATGTATTCCTTGTTGTTTAATTAATTCTTTGCATAAATTAGCTTCATGCCAAACATTGATCTCTGTTGTCATTTGATTTGCTATAATATATGCTTCCATTCTTCTGCCTAAATCTGCAATATCAGCAAAATTAAATTGAGTAGCAAATGGAGTACCTGTTTGAATAACAGTATCAAATGTATTTAATGCTGATTGCACATTAAATGGTTTATACATTCGACTTTCTGGAACAAACTCTGGAAAAGATCTAAAATTTGGAAATACTAAATCACAGCCAAAAGCGGTTGACTCCAATACAGTCCACGATACATAATCTTGTAGTGAACTATTAAATTGAATACGAGCATTAGCCAATTCCGTATAATATTCTTCTTTAGTTAAATTTGACATTAATTTGAATCTAGGCTGGCGTTTAGCTAAATCTTCAAGTGCTTCAATTACACCAGGCATCATTGATTTAAATGATTTACCAGATGTAGTAACGTGCCATTCCCATTCTGGGTGTGATTTCAAGAATTCTTCAGCAACCTGCATCATAAAGAATGGATTCTTTTCTTTATCTAATCTGCTTGAATACACAACCGTATTTTTCTTGCGAATTTTTGCTGAGTCGTAATTTGGCAATTTAGCTTGTGTCATTTCTTTGTGTAATGGCAATGAAACAACATGAATAGGAGCTTCAAAACCTGCTGCTCTGAGCTGATCTTTATGAATACTCGAACCAACGAAGATTCCGGTCATTCGTTTATCTAATCCTAACTCAAAACCTCGCATCCAAGTTCTCATTGGCCAAGTGAAATCATATTCATCTACGCTTTGTGCATGTAGCATAGCATAAATTTCTACATCAATACCATAAAGGTCTAATGCATATAGAATCGATTCAATTCCCGGATGCCAATAATCTTGAAGAAATATAACATCGCCGTCTTTCACTTGGTCGATATTAAGCATATCCAAGAAATTACTACATTGACTCATAGCAAATTTACCTCGACCAACTGCATCTAATACAGCTCCGACTTTAATTTGCTGATCTGGATCGAATTCTCCAGGAACGTCTACAAATGTTAATTTACCTGCTTTTTCATAAGGTTTGAAAGTTGCTGGCATCCACTCTTTTGATAATTGATAAGTATATCTAGCTTTCAATGGTTCTAAGCCAAAATACCACACTGTTTTTCTGTCTTTTCTTGTCATCTTTCTATTATTGCTCCATTTTCCCAATCTTCCCAAACTTCTACTCGGTATAGATTAGCATTATTTTCTAATAACCATTCTCCTATGTCTTCGCAACTCATTCGACCAAATTCTAATATATTACCTCCAAAATTTGTTCTTAATTGCTTTTTAAGTCTCCGTTGCATCAAGATAAATTCTTCATCTCTGTCAGTATGAGTTACATGTGCATAACATCGAAATCCAAATTGATGTCTGTGTCTGTCTGAAAGAAAATCTACTTCTGGAAATACTTCTTTAGCTTCTGGCCAATTATGAAATCCTTCTGCAGTAAATGTAACTACTACGCTATATTTCATAACTCTATATCAAATTTATAATTATCTGGATTAATTTCCATCATATTGCATTTAGTTATCTGATGAACGCGATACCAACCAGCATCTACACTAAACGTATCGGTGTCTTTAAGCAGTTGTACTGCGTCGTCAAGTACTCGATATATAATATGACATCTATTAAATAAGTCTGGCGGAATGTTCTTTAAAGTGCTAGAATTTGCTTCTAAAGTAACCACACAATTAGTAGTGTCTAAAATCTCACGAACTGCATCAATCATATCTGTATAA